TCCTGCTCTCTGATCTGTTCGTTCAGGGCCTGGATCTGCTCTGTGTATTTGGCTGCTATTGCTTCCATTTGGCCGCTCTTGTTGTTTTCCTCTTCGCGAAGTTTGGCAATCTCGGCCATTATCTGGGCGTATTCTTCGGTGCTCTCGAAAGGCGCCGGCGTCTTGAGCTGGCTCTGCAAAGCCTTGAGCTGCAGTTCGTAGTCTTCTATAAGCTGCTCATCCTTCTTGATCTGCTCTCTTAATGTGTTGGCCTTTTCCTCCAGCTCGGTGATCATCTCCTTGCTGCATTCGCGCTGGCCCTGAAGGTTTATCTGCTCCAGGCGTCTGCTCTTCTGCAGGTTGAATGCCTCGCGGAGCTTCTGGATTTCCTCTTCCGGAAGTGGCCTGTGGCAGGTCGGGCAGGTTTCCTTGCTTTCGTCCCAGGTCTCCTTCTGTATGGCCATGTAATCGTTGATTAAGCTCTCCCTGTGGCTCTTGAGCCTTTCTATGGTCCTTTGGGTTCTCTCCAGGTCTGCTTTTGCGTCCTGGATACGGTTTGTTACTGTTATCTGATCTCTTTTCAGGCTGTTTATTGCTGCGTATGTTCCTTCGTTCAGGCTACTTGTTTTAGCAGCGTATGCTGCCCTGGCTTCTGCAAGCCTGGTATTGGCCTCGGATATTTGTTTTCTGATGGCCATTGTTGTAAGGTCTCCGCTTAAGGCCTGAGCCTTTTCCATTTCGAGTTCACTCTTCTGTTTATTGAGCTCCTGGATCTTCTGGTCTATGGCTTTCGGGTCAAGGCCGGTGATGTCAGGTATTGCTCTCCGGGCCTCATCGATGCGGCCGGGTATCTCCTGAAGCTGTTTATTGATTTCGGACTTTTTGGCGCTGGCTATCTTCTTGTATTCGTCCACATCGTAGTATTGATTAGTGGTTCCTGGCTTCAGAAGGAATTTTGGAAGGTCTTTGAGCTCCGATGTGCTGTTGATTACGTCCTCGTCTGAAACGTCCCCGCAAATCTCCAGCAGGATCTTTCTCCTGGCGTCCCAGCTCATCTCTTCCGGGAAGTAGTTCGGCATGGTCAGCATCTTCATTTTCTCGACGCTGCCGCCGCAAAGTGAAAGCATGGTTGCTTCGTATTCCTTCTCCTTGGTTGGCACGCCGTCGATATAAAAGTCTATGGTATGGCCGTCAAACTCTTCTGTGGCCGATCCGCGTTTTTTCTTGTAGACCTCGTGGAAAACCTTGCGGAGGGTTATTACCCGGCCATCCTGCAGCTTGAATGTTGCCTCTGCTGCGTGGTCCAGGTAGTGAAGGTCTCCGTCAGGACCTTTGGTCTTTGGTGTGAAGTTCTTTGCTCCTGTGCTGGCCTTTCCAAAAAGTAGCCAGGTTATAGCGTTGAATACTGTCGTCTTTCCTGTGGCGTTGTCTCCGTAAATGCTGGCACTGTGGCCGTTGAAATTGAATTCCTCTGCTTTCAGTCCCTGAAAATTCTCAAGTTTCAATGTTAACAGCTTCATTTGTCATCCTCCTCGTTTCATAGTTTTGGGTTGGATTGACAAACTGCATCTCCCTGGGATATAATGGGAGCGTGGTTGGGTCGTCCGTTAAAGGATGGCCTTTTTCTTTTTCCCCGGAAGCTGCAGCCTGTCTCTGCGCTTCAATCTCCATGCATCTTGCAAGGGTATACTGTGAGAATTCCTCTTCCACGATTGCCTCTTCTACCAGCTTTCCAAGGTACCAGGGTTGCCGTCTTATGCCGTCAGCGTCTCCTTCTCTCTCGATGATCCAGGTGAGTTTCTTCTTGGCCCTGGGAAGCGCCCACTTCATTTCTTCATCTGTTGGTCTTCTCCCAAGGAATAAGGCTGCTTCATCCCTTATAAGCTGGATTGTCGCTTGCATGGTATTCTCTCCTTTCCGCTTCTCTAAAGGCTCTTTTGAAATCTATCCATTCTCCTCTTGCTGTCCATCCTGTATAAAAAAGCAGGATCATCATCGGCAATACCAAAATCTCACCGCCTGGAGCTCCGGTCCTGCTCTGGTATGTCTCCCAGGCCATCTTGGCGATTTCGACGGTGCTCATGGCCGTCAAAATGAGAACTCCTATCTTGATTCCTGCTCTTATGCTCCTTCCTAACCGAAGGGGCTTTTTCTTTATCCTGTTGTTCATTGCGCTGCGACCTCCTCGACCTGGGCCTTTCCGATGATGGACTTTGCTCTGTCCTTGAAAGGCGCTATTTCTTCCTCCGGTACGTTTACCTGGGTTACTATTCCCTTGGCTATGCCTTCCCTGGCTTCAATCTCTACTATGTCTCCTACCGCGACCTCTACCGGTGTGTAGTAGGTGTATTCCCTTCCCTGTGGCTGGCCGTTTCTGATGAAGCGCAGCTTGATGATGTTGGTTTTTAAGCTGTTTTCTTGCATTCCTCTTCCCCCTTTGCTTCCGCCGGTTCTGGCGTTTTCTGTTGTTCTTTGCTGCAGTCGCACTTTTCGCCTGGATCCAGGCTGGCGCCGCAGACCTCACAAGTCCAGAAATAACTCATGTCTACCTCCTTGTCCTTTCCGCTGCTTTTGCCGCTACCCTGGCCTCGTCCGTCTCGCCTATGTGGTAGAAGGGGCTCGCCAGGTTGGTGCCGTCTATGCCGTCATAAATCCCCATGCTGTCCTTGTAGATGATGGGCCTTTTGTAGATGTCCTCTCCGAGCTCTGCTGCTATGCTTTTAACTACTGCCTCTACGTTGTTGGTGACGCTCATCCCGCCTCGGTCTAAATCGATGATTACCAGGACGCTTGTCCCATTAACTTCCCTGGTGTGGTAGGTGAAATCTGACCTCATTTCTCTGCCTCCTCTTCGTTTTCTTTGGCCTCTTCCTCTTCGGCCCTCTTGGCTTTGATCTCTCTCCAGCAGTCCGGCCCGTACCCGCGCTCTATGCTCTTCGGGTCTTTTAGTGGGCGTTGGCATTTACCGCATACTGTTGACATTGCTCTGCCTCCTTTCTTAATTCTTCAGCTCTGGCCATTATCGACCGGCTGTATTCGCTCGTAGTTTTACCTTGTTTCCAGAGCCTTTTGGCTCCACTCTCTCCGCAGTTGTAAGCCATCAATACCAGGTGCGGATCTTCGTATTTTGCCGTCAATTCTGCCAGGATCCTTATCCCTGCGCGAATGTTCTGCTTTGCTTCCAGAAAGTCGTCTATTCCCAGTTCCTCTTTGAGCCATTCGTGGTTGATCTCGTTGATCTGCATGATGCCGTAATCATTGGTCTTGCTGATTACCTTCTCCCGGTAGTCGCTCTCCTGGTCCATCAATGCCAGGACCATCTCGTAATCCAGGCCGTTCTCTTCGCAAAGCCTGAAGGTGTATTCCTGGAGCTCTCGTGAAAGCGGGATGTCGTAAAATCTGACCTGTGGTTCCGGATCCTCTTCCGGTTCCGGTGTCGGGCTTGGAGTGATTACCATCATCGCTGCTATGGTCGGCTCTGGTTCGAGCTGTTGTGTATGTACAGGCTCGACCGCGCTGGATGTGGTTTGTGCCTCCTGGCCTCCGGCGTTCAAGTCGAGCATTATTTTGCCTGTGAAAACTATTGTCGTGGCAATTATCAAGGTTGTTGTTCTCCTGAAATGCTTCATGGCTTGTCCTCCGTAAGCTCAACAGTAGAGCCTTTCCTCCAGGTACCGGCGTGAAACTCTGCCGGCGTTTGTGATCTTGCCTTGTTTCTTCAGTTCCTCGTTGAGCTGCCGGATGATTTTATATGCATGGCTTTTTGAAATCTCGAGCATTTCCGCTACTTCATCTACTTTTACAAACTTCGATTTCTCTTGTGTGCTGGTTGCCACCACTAAAACCCCCTTTACCTTAAGTTTTTCTCTACCCACAACTTCATCTCTAATGCTGCCTTTGAGACATTTTCAAGTGCTGTGAGTATTTGCTCAACCCGCGGTTGCTCATCGTCTGAAATAACCCCGTCTTTCACTATCTCGAGGATAGTCCTCTGGATGAACTCTGTATTTCCCAATGCTGTCAAGATCCTGATCGTGAGCCTGTCCAAGTGAAGAAGTTCTGCTGTCGGTATCGTCTCTTTTCCGAGTGGACACATTTTCGAACAAAAATAGTTGTTCAGCTCCGGGGCGTTGTATGCGTCGCTCATTAAAAGAACTTCCTCCGGATATGGGTTAAGGCTACCGAGTTCTATTCGTGCAAGCCTGGTACGGTCAATTCCGAGCTGTTCAGCTGCTCCTTCGCGGCTGCTTAATCTGTCGTTGCACGCTGCTGCTTCCATTCGTGCTTTGTAAAAAATGTTATCTGCGGCTTTCGTAGCCTTTTTGGCCATATATTTGGTCACCTCCCTGCAATATAATTGATGCATAAAGATTCTCAATATTGGGGATATTACGGCTTGATGTTCTCATTTTTAGAGAACTGATCCGTAAAAAAAATTGCAGGGTTGACTTCGTAGCCATTCACACAAAGCTCCTCGAATTCGTCGACCGTCAGCCGGATTGCGCCTATTTCCAGCGCGCTTATCCTTTGAACGGATTTGCCAGTTTTCTTGGCTATGTGTGTTTGGGTCACGCCTTTGCTCTCCCGATATTCTCGGAGTCTCTGATGCATTGGCTTCACTTTAGTGCCCTCCTTTCGTATACTCAATTATTGAGAATTCTAATCCTATTTTAAGTCTCGTTTTCCGAGAAGTCAATAGTTATTTCTAAATTTTTGAGAATATTTTTCTCAAAACCTGCGAATGTTATATAATGTTAGAATGGAGGTGTCTCTATGCTCACTTTTGGAGAACGTCTTCGTATGGCTCGAGAACGGGCAGGTCTCACTCAGCTTGATGTCTACAAGGCGATTAACTTGAGCAATAAGTCCCTTTCTCGCTACGAGAATAACGCAACCACACCCGACCCTGAAACGCTTAGGGCTCTTATCGAGCTTTATGACGTCTCCGCCGATTTCATCCTGGGACTATCCGATGAAATGGGTCGAGCCAGATCCTCAAAATGTGGTACGTCGAAGTCAAAGCCGAAGATGGCCGAGGCGATTTCGTCTGGCGACAAAGAACTTATTAAAAAAATTGAAAGTCTTTCCCCTGAAGCAAAGGAGAAGGCCGCAGAATATATTGACATGTTGAAAACGCTCGAAGAGATCAAGTCCTCCGAGCCTGTTGTTGATTTCAAAGAGAAAGCTTAAAGCGCGAATTACGGCGGTACTTTATCTTCTGGGATTGAGAGGAGGGTGGTCATGGGTATGTTTAAGGTGTGGTCTTCATCGGCCGACGATTGCACCTGTTCGCTTTGTGCTAAACTGGAAGGCACGGCCGTGAGGATTGATGAG